AAACAAGCAGCTATTAAAACAGCTGATGGGGCAGGTGATGGTACAACTACTTCTACATTGTTAGCTCAAGAAATGGTTAAAAACGGTTTAACACATTTAAATAATGGTGTTAATGCTGTAAAAATTAAACGTGAAATTGATTTTGCTGTTAAAGAAGTTGTTAAAGAATTACGTAAAGAAATTTCTCAAGACATTAGTTCTGAAGGACAACTCAAACAAGTAGCCACCATTTCTGCTAACAATGATCCTGAAATTGGAGAATTAATTGCTACAGCAATGCAAAAAGTAGGACGTGAAGGTGTAGTCCACATTGAAGAATCAAAATCAGGTGAAACATACCTTGAAACAGTAGAGGGTATGCAATTTGACAGAGGATACAAATCACATTACTTTGTTACTGATAACAATACAATGACTTGTACCCTTGAAAACCCACTAATTCTAATTGCTGATAAGCGTTTTACTACAATTAAAGAATTACTCCCAGTATTAGAAGCAGTGTCTAATCAAAGTAAACCACTTCTTATTATAGGAGAAGATGTAGATGGTGAGGCATTAGCAACGCTTATTGTAAACAAAATGCGGGGTACTATTAAAGTGTGTGCTGTAAAAGCACCTGACTTTGGAGACCGCAGAAAACTGCTTTTAGAAGACATTGCGACTTTGACAGGAGGTGAGGTATTTAGTACTGACAAGGGCATGAAGCTCGATAAATTTGATTGGAAATGGTTCGGCTCAGCTCGTTTAATAACAGTTACTAAAGAACAAACAACAATAGTTGATGGAAAAGGAGAATCTGAGAGAATACAAACACGTATTGAAGAACTTCAACAACAAATCGAAAAAGCAAAGACCCCTTTCGAACAAGAAAAACTACAAGAAAGGCTTGCGAAGTTCGTCGGAGGAGTAGCAATTATTCACGTTGGTGGTAATACTGAAACTGAAATTAAAGAAAAGAAAGATCGTGTTGATGATGCGCTTCAAGCAACTAAAGCAGCAATTGAAGAAGGCATTGTACCTGGAGGTGGCGCCGCTTTAATTTATGCTCGTGAAGCAATTACTAACCGAGATTCAATTGGTGGTAAGATTGTTTACAAAGCATGCTCAGCACCGTTTATGAAAATTCTTACTAATGCAGGTTATGAAAAAGAAACAGCATTTGGATTGATAAATAACTTTGATCCAACTAATAATTGGAATGGTTATAATCTTGAAACAGAAGCATTTGTTAATATGAAAGAGGCGGGTATTATTGATCCAACTAAAGTAACTCGTACTGCAATTGAAAACGCGGCATCAGTAGCAGGAACAATTCTATTAACAGAATGTACTGTTGTAGACAAGCCTGAGGAGAAAAAACAGGATGATATGATGGGTGGTATGGGAGGTATGTTCTAATGGCTACTCAAAAAATTGAGATATTGAATAGAGTTCCACCAGGTGACCGTTGGTCACCTGCTGGGACCAATACTCCAGTTTTAGAATCATTAACTGAAGCTTTAGAGTATATTTTTCAAGAAAAAGGATATAAAGAATTTCACTTGTCTCCATTTCAGGGTAAAGTTTACGCTGTAGTTGAAGCTGAAGAGGTTCCTTTACCGCCTAAAAAGTATAACATATATGGAGATAGATAAATTAAAATTTGGCCTTTAGGCCATTTTTTATTATATTATATTATATGAAAGAAAATAGTTTATTTGTAGAAAAGTATAGAAGCCAAACATTAGAAGATTATGTTGGTAATGAACAACTAAAACAAATTATTGGTAAGTATATTGAAACCAATGATATTCAAAATCTTTTATTGTATGGTACACCTGGTACAGGTAAAACAACACTCGCCAAAATCATAGTTAAAAATATTAACTGTGATTATCTATATATAAATACATCGGATGAGAGAGGTATTGATACTATCCGAGATAAAGTACAAGGTTTCGCTTCATCAGCATCATTTAAACCTATCAAAATTATTATTTTAGATGAAGCAGATTTCTTAACTATTCAAGCTCAAGCATCACTTAGAAACATTATTGAGACTTATTCACGTACTACTCGATTTATTCTAACCTGTAATTATCTTGAGCGTATTATTGATCCTCTCCAATCCCGATGCCAAGTATTAAAAATTACTCCTCCATCTAAAAAAGAAGCTGCTCAACATGTAGCCAACATTTTAGAAACAGAAGGTGTAAACTATGAAATATCTAATCTAGCATTAGTAGTTAATAAGTACTATCCTGATATTAGAAAGATACTTAATACATGCCAAACTAATATTATTGAATCTAATCTTAAAATAGATGAATCAATACTAGTATCAGGTTATAAAGACAAGTTGCTTAAAGAACTTAAATCACCAGGTAAATCTACCTTCAAAAACATTAGACAGATAATTGCTGATTCTAACATTGAGGATTTTGAAGATGTATTTAGATTCTTATATGATAGTATGGATGAGTATGTAAAAGATGATATGAATAAGGGAATTATTACTATCACTATAGAAGAGTATATGTTCCATGCTAATTTTAGAATAGACAAAGAAATCAACTTAATGAGTTTGGTGGCTAAAATACTTCAAGTAATAAATTAGGGTTATTTCCTTATCAATTTTGATATATTTATAATAAATTGATATATGACTAAAATTTATTATTTACATCAAGGAGATAACATTCCGTTTTATGTTGGTAAAACAAATTTAACTTTAAAAGAAAGATTAAATTCACATAAGAAAAAATTCAATAATGTTTTTATAGAACTAATTGAAGAAGTAAATATTCAAGATTGGAAAATATGGGAGTGTTTTTGGATTGAACAATTTAGACAATGGGGTTTTAAACTTGAAAATAAAAATAAAGGCGGAGGTGGTTCTACACAATGGACTATAGAACAAAAAGAAAATAAACATAGAAAAGAAAATTTATCTAAATCATTACTTGGTAAAAATTTAGGTAAACAACCTATGTTAGGTAAAAAACAATCTTTAATTTCAAAAACAAAAATGTCTATGGCACATAAAGGAATACCATTAAGTCAAAATCACAAACAAGCTATAAGCAAAGCTATGAATGGTCATTCTAAAAATAATGAATGGAGAAAAAATTTATCTAAATCATCTTCAAAATCATTTGGTCGTCCAATACTACAAAAAGATTTAAATGGTAATATTATTAAAGAATGGGAAACTGGGAAATTAGCATCTCAAATGTTAAATCTGAGTTACACTGCTATTAATAATTGTTGTCGTAATAATGAACAAAAACAAGATAGACAAAGAGATAAAAATAAATTAGGAAAATATACATCTTTTAATTACATTTGGGAATATAAACAAACAATATGAAAGTAACAGTAGATGAAAATGGGGAAATAGTCCTTAAACATGTTTATAACGGTATTGGTTTAGAAACAGATGATGGAGAAACATTTGCTATATGCATGAGAGATAGTGGGTATGAATTTAGATACCAAAACAAATGGTATTCTGCTCAAAACGGAGAAATTAAATTTTCAAGAGAAATATGAACAACAAACAACAACAATTAAATATCAACATTGATATTAAGGCTACTCAGCCTATTACAGCTCCAAATGGTAATCAAGTATTCACTGAAGGAGTAATTTTACGTAAAGTATCTAAATTCGTAGCAGGTACACCTGAAGACGCAATCGTACCAGTACCTTGTTTCTTTGATCCAACAAACGGACAGGTGCTAGTTGAAATGCTTCCTAAAGAATTAAGAGAAGAATATGAAGCGTACAACCAAGAAAGAAGCAAGTAATAAGAAAATGACAATTTTTGACTGGTTGAAGGAAATAACCTACAACAAGTCACCATGGAGTTCATTTACTGAGGAAGACAAGGAGTCATTTAACCCATATATGATTCATCGCTTCCTCAGTATGAATCCTGATTATGTGGACTTTGTAAACACTGTACAAACTGTTCCATATACTAGTAAAGAGAGAATATATAATATATATTTATATACAATACCGAAAAAAGATATGTGGTTAAAGTATATTAAATCAACTAAAACTAAGAGACAAGAAGCTATGCTTAAGTACATTGCTACTTATTATGAGTGTTCTCTAGGTGAAGCTGAAGAATATGCTGACATATTAAGAGATAATGGTATTAAAGTCATTCTAAAACAATCAGGTATTGATGATAAAGAAATCAAAAAGTTATTAAAATAATGGACAGTATTGTAAGATCAATTATAAAGCAATTCGAAGAACGAAGCATTAAAGGTAAAGAAAAATATGGTACAGATTTAGATAGAACCGATTTATCTTTGCTAGAATGGATCGAACATGCTAAACAAGAACATATGGACGCTATCTTGTATTTAGAAAAAATCAAACACGAAATACTACAAGGTGAAAGTTCCAACGATCATTAAAAAGATACAAAGCTATACTCCGCAAGAAGTAAATTACGCTTATCAAAAGACTATCTCATATAGTCAATTCTCAATATTTAAGGAATGTCCTCATAAATGGGAATTACTATATAAGGATGGTCTACAACAGTATACCTCAACTATTCATACTGTATTTGGAACAGCAATGCATGAAGTACTTCAACATTATATTACTATAATGTATGAACAAAGTGCAGCAGCAGCAGATAGATTTGACATAGATACATTCTTTGAAGACAAATTTCGTGAAGTATATCTAAAAGAATACAAAGCAAACAATAATACTCATTTTAGTTCATCAGTTGAAATGAGAGAATTTTTTGAGGATGGTATTGCAATACTAAATTTCTTTAAAAAGAAACGAGGCCAATATTTTAGTAAACGAGGATGGCATTTAGTTAAATGTGAACTCCCAGTTGTAGTACATCCAGATATTAAGTTACCAAACGTTATATACAAGGGCTATCTTGACTTAGTACTATATAATGAAAATACAGAGACATTTAAGATAATCGACTTTAAAACGTCTACTAGGGGATGGAATGATAAGACTAAGAAAGATGAAGGTAAACAATTCCAATTAATACTTTATAAAAATTTCTTTAGTAAACAATTTGGCATCCCAGAAGACAATATTGAAGTTGAATTCATCATATTAAAGAGAAAAATATGGGAGGAAAGTGATTATCCTCAAAGTCGTATTCAAGAATATGCCCCTCCAAGTGGTAAAATTAAAATGAAAAAAGCACTTACCGCTTTAAATGAATTTATTGAACATAGTTTTAATTTAGATGGTACTTATAAGGATAACACTTATCCTATAAATCCAAATGAGAATTGTAAGTATTGCCCTTTTAATAACACTTCTCATTGTTTAAAATAATACTATATATTTATATAAGGATATATTTTTAATAATGAGAATGACCTATATTTACTTAGTTGAAAATTGTTATGGAGATCCTAATAAGGTTTATATAGGTAAGACTAAAAATATAGCAAATAGAAAATATTCACATAAAATAAAATTTGGAGAAAATATAAACTTTATTATAATAGATCAAATTAATTCTATAAATAAAGATGATTGGGAACCAATTGAAACAAAATGGATTTTACATTATAGAAAATCAAAATATGAGGTTTTAAATAAAAATAATGGCGGAGGAGGTCCAGAAACACATTCAGAAGAGACTAAAAGTAAATTTAGAAATAAAAAATACTCTGAAGAATCAAAAAAGAAAATATCTGAATCTCTTAAAGGAAGAATAATAAGTGAAAGTGCTAAAGAAAAAATAAGTAATTCTAAAAAAGGAAAACTTAGAACTGAAGAAGTTAAAAAGAAAATATCTGAGTCTAAAAAGAATAAGAAATTTTCTGAAGAACATAAATTAAAACTTAGAAAACCTAAAGAGAAAAAACAAAAAAAGATTAAAGTTAAAAAACTAAAAGAAGTTAAAATATTAAATAACATGAAGAACACTCAACATACAACTTCTGTTAAAATAGATGAAACGTTATGGGAAGATTTTAAAGTCAGTTGTGTTAAACATAAATTTTCTTTACAAAAGCTTGCCGAACGGGCAATTCATTTATATCTTACAGACGACGATTTTAGAAAGTCAATTCACAATCACAATAAATTAGATAGATAAAAGTTTTATGAATTCAAGTTTTGCGTATTTACCTCAAAATGAGAGAAAAAAGATCTTATTAATCTGTGACGACATAAGAGTACATTCAGGAGTAGCAACTATTGCTCGTGAATTAGTTCTTAATACCGCTCAACATTTTAACTGGGTCAATGTAGGTGGAGCAATTAATCATCCTGAGCAAGGTAAGCGAATGGATTTAAGTGCAGATACTAATAATAACACTGGTTTAACTGACAGCTCAGTTGTTTTATATCCAACTCACGGATATGGAGACGCTCGCTTAATTAGACAACTAATTAGTATGGAAAAACCAGATGCTATATTTTTAATTACTGACCCAAGATATTTTACTTGGTTATTTCAGATTGAAAATGAAATTAGAAGAAAAACACCTATTGTATATTTGAACATTTGGGATGACTACCCAGCACCAATGTATAATAGAGCATATTATGAATCATGTGATGCATTATTAGCTATTTCAAAACAAACCAAAAACATTAATGAATTAGTGTTAGGTAAAAAAGCTAAAAACAAAATCATTAAGTATGTACCTCATGGTTTGAATCAAGATATCTTTAAACCACTTGATCCTAATACTCCTGAGTTAGTTAATTTTAAAAAACAATTATTTGGAAACAAAGAAATTGATTTTGCTTTATTCTTTAACTCAAGAAATATTCGTCGTAAACAAATTCCAGATGCTTTATTTGCTTATAAAATCTTTATTGATTCATTAGCTGAAGAACAAGCAAAACGTTGTGCTTTTGTCTTACATACTCAAGTAGTAGATGATAATGGTACTGACTTAGCAGCTGTAAATGAGATGTTATTTGGTGGAGATGAAAAATACAATGTTATCTTCTCAGATAAAGTATTAGATCCAGCAGGAATGAATATGCTTTATAACAGTACTGACTGTCAAATCCTATTAACTAATAATGAAGGTTGGGGATTAAGTTTAACTGAAGCTATATTATCAGGTAATCCAATTATTGCTAACGTTACAGGTGGAATGCAAGATCAAATGCGTTTTAGTATAAATGGTAAATGGATAGATTTTAACGCTGATTTTCCTTCAAACCATAATGGAACAGTTAAAGAACATGGTGAGTGGGCATTCCCAGTTTATCCAACTAACCGTTCAATTCAAGGTTCACCAATGACACCTTATATTTGGGATGATAGATGTAACGCTGAAGATGCAGCAGAACAAATTAAAGCTGTTTATAACCTATCTAAAGAAGAAAGAAAATCATTAGGTTTAAAAGGTCGTGAATGGGCTTTAAGTGATGAAGCAGGATTCACAGGTGAAAAAATGGGCGCGCGTGTTATTGAAACATTAGATGAATTATTTGCTACTTGGAAACCAAGAGAAAAATATGAACTAATAAACGCAAACCAAGTAGAGAAAAAAGTTGTACCACATAAATTAGTATATTAATAGTTATGAAACCAATGTTTGTTATAAGTGCACCTGTAGATACTTACTCAGGTTATGGAGCACGCTCTCGAGATCTAGTTAAAGCAATTATTGAACTAGACAAATATGATGTAAAAATTGCTCCTCAAATGTGGGGAGGTACACCTTGGGGTTTTATAGAAGACAACCCCGAATGGTCATTCCTAAAAAATCATTTTCTAACAACACCACAATTACCTAAACAACCTGAAATTTGGATGCAAATTACTATTCCAAGTGAATTCCAACCAATAGGTAAATTTAATATTGGTGTAACAGCAGGTATAGAAACAACATTATCACCTGGAGATTGGATTGATGGTAATAATAGAATGGATTTAGTATTAACTTCATCTGAACATTCTAAAAATGTATTGTTAAATACTATTGCTCAAAAAGTTGATCAACGTACAAACCAAGTAATTGGTGATGTTAAAGTTACAAAACCAGTTGAAGTATTGTTTGAAGGAGCAGATGTTAATATCTATAAACCAATTGATAAAAATGAAATTACAAATATTAATTTAGATGATATTAAAGAATCATTTGCTTACTTGTTTGTAGGACATTGGATTAATGGTGATGTAGGTGAGGATAGAAAAAATGTTGGATTGTTAGTTAAAGCATTCTATGAATTATTTAAAAATAAAAAACAACGTCCCGCGCTTATCTTAAAAACATCTCAAGTAGGTTCTTCTTATATGGATAGAGATGAGATTCTAAAACGAATTGATTTTATTAAAAGTACTGTCAATTCAGTTGATTTACCAAACATTTATTTACTTCACGGTGAATTTAGTGACTCTGAGATGAACGAGTTATATAACCACCCTAAAGTTAAAGCAATGGTAAGTTTAACTAAAGGTGAAGGATTTGG